AAATTTGCGGCCGCTACATCATTAACATAATCATTCCCTGTTATTAATGATATTATATAAACTAATCCGTTGCTGGCAGCATCAAAAAAGTAATCAAACATTTTTGTAAATGCTTCAGTAAATACTAGCTCTTTGTCACCATATACTTCATCATAATCAAATCCCATTATCCACGAAGTAATATATCCACCGATAATAACAAATCCATCCAAAATACTTCCAATAAAGCCACCAAAGAAACCGGCCATTCTTTCTTTAAATCCCAGTTCTTCTTTAGCAACTCCTAATTGTTCAGATAAAAAATTATCATCAAATGCTGTTAATGCACCAAAAATTGTACTGAGGACCGGACCTAAAGCTCTAAAAAGCATTAAAAGAACAGGCTTTAGGACAGTTTTCAAAAATGTAGTAATTTCGTTAGCAAATTCCGCAACGTTGGGGAATATTTTAGCAAATTTGGTCCCCAATCCAGAAAACGCACCTTTAACAGAAGTAAGCCAACCTTTCAATGAAGCTCGCATAGACTGTATAGAATTTCTAACTGACTGTGCTATATCATCAAATAACTGAGATATTCCACCTGTAGCACGACCACCTCGACCTTGCGGTCGACGAGTTACATCTTCAAATTCGCCATCAATTATCGTCGGACCTCTAGTGGTCCTAGTGTTAGGTCCCTCGATCATTGGAGTTGTTGGTCTAACACCAATTCTCCCTTGAGATGCTCCAGTTAATCTCGGAACAGCACGAGTCGTTCTAGCAACTGCACGACTAGCAGCCGAGATGCCTTTTGTTAAATTGGTCATGGCTCTTGGGAGAGATCTAATAGCATTTGCTGTAGATCTAATAGATGATGCAATTTTCTTGGAATTGTTGGCGGCGGATAGTAGAGATCTACTTACGGCAGGATCAAAAAGGCCTGGAATGCCAGCAAGAAGAGAGCCTTCTTGTTTTTTATCTTTTTCCTGCCCCTGCCCGTTTAGGAGGATTTCTAGAATTTTTTTGATATTTTCGTCAATAGATACAAAAAGCTTCTGCTCTTGCATCTGCTGATACTGACGATTTCGTTCAGAGATTTCATTGAAGCCACGGCTGCGGCGCTGTTCGTTGCGCTGTTTCTTAGCTTCTTCCTTATCGTTCTGTGTCTGAGAACGAATCTCATCTTTTAAGAAATCGATACCCGCACCAATCTTTGCAAAACCTGCTGGGTTTGCAGATAGGAATGAAGCTTTGACGCCGTATGCAAAATTGCTTGCGGCGCCTTTCGCTTTATCTTGGATGAATCCGCCAAGCCGTTCTAAGTTTGAAGCCATTTATTTTTCTTATCTTCTTCTTGATTTCATCTTAGCCTCTTGTTCTTTCGCTTTCTCATTCTCCTTCTTCACATGATCAATCAATAACGTCACATATATTTCTCTCTCAAAAGGCATCATTTCTTCTAGTTCTGTTAAACTATATTTATGATGTTGCATCATTGAAAAATTAACTTTATAGTAATTAACCAAGTTTTCATGAGAAAGCACTACCCGAAAAAATTTGCCATACCCTCCAGTTCTGCAGTCTCTTCTTTACCGCATTCTGGGCAAGTCCAATCAACACTAACTTTCAGCTTAGGCGTAGTACTAAAAAAGTTAGTAACTTTCTCGAACTGTTCTTGTGACAAATCATTCAGGAACGACGAAATTTCTTCTTCAGTCGATTCTGATGCAGGATAGACTTCTTCTGCATCGAAAATAACATCAACACAAGATACTACCATATCGGTAATAACTTCGATCTGAGATTTTTCTGCCGCTTCATTGATTTTATCTGCGAGCCCAAGCGTGGGGTATTTGAGAATAATACCAATACCTTCTTTTTCATCTAAGATAATTTTGGGATCGTGACCCTCCTCTCGATGAATTTCAATATCCAAAAGATTGATAGTGTGTGGATGTTTGTATTCACATTCACCTTCAGTGTGACTGAGTTTTAACTCAATTTCTTCCCCAACGGATCTTGCACGAAGTTTCATGAAGATATACTCTAAGTCAAACATAGGCAGATTATCAACGTCCAATTCTGTCTGACAACAATTGATAATGATTTGTTTGATTGCCCGCATCATTTCAGATTGATCTTCGCTTTCTAGTGCCATCAAAAGAATTTTTTGTTCTTTCACTAAAAAAGGTCGATAAACGACAATTTCTCCTGATGATGGGACGTTCAATTCAAAAGTGGGGGATTTAATTTTAGGTAAAGCCATATTATACTCCTATAATATATTTCATAACTAGTTTAGAAAGGTTCAAGCTGTAAAGGGTTTTCCGGAAAATATACCGTATGATATCTGTATGACATCGTAACGGAAAATCTTTGATATGTATCACGCTCTTCCCAGTTAGCACTCATTGACCCAAGGGCAATCGGATAAGTGTTGTGTAACGTATATCCCGCAAGGCGATTTCCTTGTTCATCAATCTGATATAACTCTAATGTACCGATATAATCATTATAGTACCGGACAAGTCCACCTCGACCGGATATGCCGTTGCCGAGGCCATTTCGATTACCAACCATATATTCTATCCAAGCTTCAAATATCCTTCTTTCTTGCATATCTTTGCTGGCGATGATTGATAAATTAATATCGTTGTAAACCACGTCAGTTGACACTTTAAATGTAGGCCCCGATTCATCAATATCAATTCCGTTGTCAGTTTTTCCTGGCAATTCGGTAGCTTCACATCTAAAAGGAAAAGCTCCTGCAGTATTTCCATTAAAGTCTACACCTAATGACCAAGCGCTATTTGATAAACTTCCTATTACATCGGGATCACCATAGTTCATAGCCGTTTTTAATGCAGCAGGAACTACTAGATATGACATAAATAAATTCGGCCTTACTACTTGGACTGAATTAACAAAAGCTGATGTATTAAAAACTGCCATTTATCTTTTTCCTTTAATAATAGATCTACTGTCTTTCCAAACTTCATCCGTCGATGCTTTTTTGAAACTTTCCATCGGAAGAAACAGTGCAATATCCCATTCCGTAGCAGTAATTTCTAAGAACGGCGTCTTGACATTTTCGTAAAGATATCGTTTCACCGTTGGCTTAAACGCACCATATTTAGATGCTTTATTCAGTGTTTGATAAGTAGCAATCATTTTTGTTTCTTCATCATATCTTTTATCCGACGCTAAAGAATACAAAGCATCCATCAACTTTGCTCTAAGTGGAAGAGGCAGATAATGAAAATTGATTCCCAGAAATCCGTCACCATAAAAATCAATAGGAAAAATTAAAGGAAACACATCATAGTATGGCAAAGTTTTCTTGAACTTTGGATCATACTTAAAAGCGTACATATATCCAGGCTCAGGTCTCCCAACCCTCCTCTTTTCAGAAAACTGTTTGACAACGTTGCTAGGTCTATAATTACCCGCCGCTTGAGCCGCAGCGTCACGATACCATGTGCGAGCGGCTTTAGTCCTCGCAGGAACTTGACCTGATCGGACGCCGTTGTAAATGAGTTCTTTGAAAATTAGCATATATCTATTTATAACGGTTATGACAAATCTTTCTCAGTTAAAATCTTAAATTCCCAATTTCTATCCTTACAATAATCAATGGCCGCTTTCCATTTAGCATCATTGACACCCCATTCCATAACTTCTTGAATGTATCGCTTCGTTTTCTTAGTTTTCTTTTCTGGAGGCATAGTTTTTTGATAAGGTTTCACTTCAATTAGTATCACACGAGTCTTTCCAGACTTATCTCTGTACTTGATCTTGAAATCTACAAAGTATCGGTGATGGCGATTATCCACAGGAGATTTATATGGTATGACAACTTCCTCACTTGACCATTTTATTATTTGATTATTTCTATCGCACCATTGCATAAATTTTCGTTCTAATAAACTTCGATAAATTATATTTGTGGGATCTCCTTCATATTTAAGATAATTTTTGGGAGTATATTTACCTTTGTACCCACGGTATGTCATATTTTTATTATAAATAATTGATCGATAACTCTTATTTAGGACTGCAAAATGGCACGTACTGTGTTTGCAATAACCGCAGATGGGGAAGAAGCAGCATTCCCTAATAACTCTGGATGGCCTGTATCTCAAGGCGGGTCCATGCAAAACATCCAACGATACAGAGCATTAACCTTAAAAGATGAATTGCAGTATCCACTCAGCAATGACAATTTCAACGTAGCGTTTGCACGATTTAAATTTTTAGATGCATTCGCTCAGAAAATAACAGAAGCACCTAATGTAAAAATAAAACTCCCCCCACAATTTAATATCAATCAGGTAGCAGAATATATGAAAGGTGATGCCATCTTCGGTGCGGGAAGTGGCAATGAAAATGTATACAATACAGTCGCCAAAGGAGCGTATAGCCAAGCTAGAGCTGAAGGTGGGGATGGTTTTGATGCGGAAAATTTCGCAATGACCGCAGCTCAAGCATT